TGACTGCTGTGACGATCCGATTGTCTTTACAATCACACGCCAATCTATGTACTCAGACACTGGCACAATATGTGGAGTGTTTGATTCCATTGACACCACAATGGTTAGACTCAGACGTGTTATGCAAAGTCCCAGAGACGGTGACAAGTACATCGTTGAAGCACACAACCTACGCAACATCAACCAAGAGGAGGATCTTAACTAATGAAAGGGCTGCGATTTGACTCAACTCATGAGTATTACTTCGGTAATGCAAGACTGACCTATTACGAGGATTCATGTTCATTAACTATCTGGAATGATATGGAAGATCGAGTCATTGTTCATGGGGTAGACATGGATCAACTCAAAGACTTTGTAACTAGGACAATTCCTAGACGACAAGTTAAACCTAAGTGTGCGAGGAAGCCTAAATCATGAGTACACCACACGCACAAGAACGCCTGGAATCTATCTTCGAGGAGGTCAAGGCTGCTTTCCCTTACTACGATGAGGAGAAGCAAGCTGAGATTGCCATGAAGAGATTTGAGGACGAGCTTGTATGAGAGCATGTCTAATTATGCTTGCCATCTCATTGTCCATGCAGGGCTGCCAATACGTAGTCTACATGCACAACAAGGACAACCCACCAACTAAATCAATACGAATCTGGTAACATGAGAAAAGACCCATTTGAAAACCGAATACGAGAGCTAAACAAGTGGCATGCCACAGACGAACTTACTCAAGTCACGTTTGATATGGGTCACGAGGCAGCTCTCAGCTGGGATCTACCAGCAGCTTATGTATGTGTCGTCCGAGCTGTAAAGCAAGATGGCACAATACAAGAAAAGGCATACCGCCAATCAAACGCTGCAAAGCGTTTTATGAAAGGCTTGCTGATGAATGATGATGACTACATTGTCATGACTAGCAACGCTGTAATGGACACCCAAACCGAAATCCCATGAACCCATGTGACCTATCCGAGATCCTTGACAGGCTTGGCTACTACATCAATGATGACACGGGCGAGGTGATGCTAGAAATAGATCCCTGTGGCCCTCCTATCATTGACAACCTACTGGTAATACTAGCCTCCCAGGGCAAGCTAATTACCAAACGCAACCCAGAGTATGAGCTAGGTTTTTACCTACCGAACTGGACTTGCTTCAACAACATGGAGGAGTATTGCAAAGTATTCCCCTATGAACAACAGTGTAAAACATACGATGTCTAACCTTACACAACGCCAAATCGACCACCTCGATGACTACGAATATTCCCTCTTCCTTGCCTATGGAGACGCATACAAACCTACACCGACAGTTCCTTCTAGAACAGGAAGCGATCAGCTGTGGGAGACAAAGGCTGCACGACTCCATGAAGAAATTAGAGGAGAAATCCTACGCTTCCGCAAGCGTCTATGGGGTGTCATCAATCAGAGAGGCACTACCTTATCTGATTACCAAAATCGAAGAGACTAAGTTCAAACTTAAAACAGGTCAAGCTGGTAAGTTTTACAAGGACATAGCTCTATACCTTGATGACTTAGAACCCCTAGCCATCGCAACTATCATGCTCAAGGTTACATTTGACAGGGTGTTTAGCACACAGAGGGGAGCTAACCTAGTTACTCCTACGCTGGTTGCTCTTGGCTCTGCACTTGAATCAGAGTGTAAGTTTAGATGGTACAAGAAAGAGTATCCTGCATTGATGCACTACATCAGCAGTAAATACTTTCACAATGCCTGTGGTACAAAACAAAAGGAGATCATAGCTAGTCAAAAGTTTGGACAGCGTGACATCAAGTGGATGCCCTGGAATATCAAGGCAAAGACCTCCATCGGTAGATGGGGACTGATGATTGTCATGGAAACTACTGAGTGGTTTACTGTCAACAAACGCAAGACACATCGCAAACGCTATGAGTATAGGGTAGTACCTACCGATTTGTTTAACCAAAGACGGGCAGAACTCATCAAATCAGCTGAACTATTTGCTGGTATACCTTGGCCAATGCTAGTTGTACCAGACGATTGGGGATATGATGAGACAGGTAACATTGTGTATGGTGGATACCTAACAAACAGTATGATGAAGGGTCATGATCTTACTAGAAAGGGAAACCCCTCCATAATACACGGAGAAGCACCGATGAACTTCTTAAACAAGTTACAGCGGGTCAAGTACTGTGTTAATCAGCACGTGCTGCACATAGCAGATAAGATGAGGTTGAGAGGTAGAATTATAGGTAAGTTTATACCTATTAGTCCTACCACGAAGTTACCACGTCCTGTAGATGCAGACGAAAATCAGGAGGCTAACCTAGCTTGGAGACGAGCTATGGCAGAGGCTCACAATGCTGATCGAATAAACTTCAAAAGATCAGTGCGAACACGCACACAGTTAGAAGCTGCTGAGAAGTTTAAGGATGATGTCTTTTATTTATGTTGGTCTTTCGACTACAGAGGTAGAGCATATCCTATACCAGCTTTTCTAACACCACAAGACACAGACTTTGGTAAAGCATTATTGCGATTTGCTGATGAGTCTAGTGTGACAGATGAGGCAGAACTCTGGTTATCTTTCCAAGTAGCTACAACCTACGGACTGGACAAAGAAACACTAGAGGACAGACATCAATGGGTGTCTGATAATACTGACCTTATTACCAAAGTTGCTACTGACCCAGAAAGATACTTGTCTGAATGGGAAGAGGTAGATGAACCTTGGCAGTTCATGGCTGCTTGTCATGAATACTACCACTGCTGTATAGCTAAAGACAAGAAAACAACTGGTCTTATGGTTGCAGTTGATGCAACATGCTCTGGTCTACAGATCCTCGCTGGTCTAGCTAGAGACAAAAGCACAGCAGAGCTTGTAAATGTTGTACCTAGTAATAAACCTAGTGACGCTTACAAAGCGGTGGCTGAGAAAGCAAAAGAGTTCTTACCTACATACATGCACCGTTGGATGAACAGATCCGTGTGTAAACGCACGGTAATGACCATACCATACAATGCTACTAAGGATAGTAGTCGTAAGTACATACGTGAAGCATTACTTGAAGAGGGTATCGACCCTACAAAGGACGAACTCACACAGGTCGTAAACGCTGTATACAACAGCATGGACGATATAGTTCCAGGGCCTATGCAAGTGATGCGATGGATAAAGAAACATGTCGGACTTTACATCAGAAGTGGTGCTAAAGAAGTTGAATGGGTCACACCATCTGGGTTTATTGTCAATCAAAGAAGAGATGACATCGAAACAGAACGGATGGAGCTGCAGTTGTTAGGACGTACACAAGTAAGATTACCAACTGGTAAAACTACACCAAGTCCTACAAAACATAAGTCAAGCACTGCCCCTAATTACATACACTCATTCGATGCTTCGATCCTTCACAGATCATTCACTCAATTCGATGAACCATTCACAGTCATACATGACTCTGTTCTTTGCAGAGCAGGAGATATGGGAACACTCAATCGCCTTGTGCGAGAAACCTACACCAATATCTTTTCCGAAGAATGTTGGCTCTCCAAATTTGCAGAGACAATCAATGCCTCAGAACCACCACCAATCGTTGGGACATTAGACCCAAAGGTTGTATCCAATTCCACCTATTTTTTCTGTTAATTATGAACACCCACGTAACTACTGAACCCGTAACACTTGATGGCTTCCAAGCCGTGCTCAAGCCTGGGGAATGGGGCTACAAGCTATCCGCACTTGTTCAAGAGGAGCTAATAAGCACACTTGAAGAAGAGCGTGAGTCAGCTCTAGAATGGGCTAGAAGCAAGGCTAAGAACCCTAAAAGGGTTACAGTCAAGCCAGAGCCTTGGGAAGAGCTAGACAATCAGAAAGGTACATACCACCTTCGTTTCAGCTGGAGAGATGGCGACAAGATTATACCAGTCGTTGTTGATACAGAAGGAACACAAATCAAAGACACAGACACACCAGTCTACAGCGGTAGTAAAGTTAAGTTAGCTTTCTTCCAAAAGCCATATGTCCTACCAAGCGGTGACATCGGTACATCATTGAAACTAAAAGCAGTGCAAGTTGTTAGTCTTAACAGCGGAGCTGGTGTAGTAGACAATGGTGACATGACAGCCGAGGACGCATCGGAACTATTTGGTAAGTCAAGTGGATTTAAGGTCGAAGATCCTAACGTAGACGCAGCTCCATGCTCCGTTGAAGAGGACGACTTCTAATGCGTAGTCATTTGGAAGAGCAGGTTGCTGACTTGCTTGACGAGATGAAAGTACCGTACCAGTATGAGGGCGAAAAGCTAACATACACCATAGAAGCTAAGTACATCCCTGATTTTAAGGTTGGGGATGTCTACTTAGAAACTAAAGGTTACTTTCCTCCAGAGCAAAGACGCAAGATGAAAGCTGTGAAGGCAGCTAACCCAGACCTTGATATTCGTATCATCTTTCAATCCCCTCACAATAAAATAAACAAGCGTTCTAAAACTACCTACTCTATGTGGGCAGAAAAGAACGGCTTTCCTTGGTGTGCTTATTATGCAATCCCAGTTGACTGGCTCAGATGAATCAACATTCTTATATCACTCCAGCTGTCCTAGCTGTGGTTCGTCAGACGGTAATTCCGTGTATTCTGATGGACACACTTATTGCTTTGTATGCAATGCTTATAGTTCTGGAGGAGATGACGATAGTGGCAAACCCAAACGAACCGCAATGCTCAAAGGTAATCCTGTTAAATTAGGAAAAAGAGGCTTGTCCGAAGAGACATGCCGTAAATATCGCATCCATAAGGACGGAGAAACGCTCCGTATGCACTATTTTGACAAAAACGGTCAAGTTTGTGCAGCAAAAGTCAAAACAAAGGACAAAGACTTCTGGATGGAGGGTAACAACACCGACTCTCAACTTTTTGGGCAAAATTTATTCCCAGATAAGGGTACAAGGCTTACCATATATGAAGGAGAGCTCGATGCAGCCTCTGGATGGGAAGCACAACCCAAATGGCCTCATGTATCCATACCAAATGGTGCAAAGGCTGCAAAAAAGTCATTACAAAGGGTTCTAGACCTTCTTCAAAGCTATGATGAGGTTGTTTTATTCTTTGACAATGACGAGGCTGGTAGACAGGCAGCACAAGAATGTGCAGAACTACTACCACCTGGAAAAGCAAAGATTGCAAGGCTTGAGAAGTACAAAGATGCTTCTGACGCACTGCAAGCTGGCGATTCCGAGGCAATCAGACGAGCAATCTGGGATGCAAAGACATACAGACCAGACGGTATCGTTGATGCCAAATCTCTACTCGAACTAATCACCACACCCACACCCCCCGCAGATCATGACTACCCATTTCAAGGACTACAGCGAAAGCTGCACGGTATACGGTACGGAGAACTTGTCACCATTACTGCAGGATCTGGTACAGGAAAATCCTCGTTCTGTAGGAGTCTTGCAAGTCATCTTCTGCACAGAAAAGAGCGGGTCGGTTTTC